AAGTTAGCTGTACCTGCTGTAGTAACTGAAAAATCTAAAAATGCTGTTTGTACTAAATCAGTAGAGCCAACGTTACGTAATGGCCCAAATCTATTATCGCCAACTAGAATTGGCCCGTCAAATGTACTGCGTCCCATAATAAGTTTCCTTATGCAAAAGATACCTTGTTAATCGTTGCATCGTCTGCTGGGCCAGTGGCAACAAGGTTGAATTCCCAGATAGCCTAAATATACACTATTTTTGGCTGGTGTCAACAAATTTAATCAAATAAAAAGGGGTCCCTTTTGAGGACCCCCCTACTAGCGACCGGGAAACTCCCAATCCGATTAGTATGTACCGTAGACGCCTAGTGGGTCTGACCAACCGAAGGAATAACGCTCACGAGCCTTGTAACGTACGTTACCAGTATCGAAGTCGCCGTCCATGCTGTTTTGCAGGGGTGTACGAACGAAGTGTTTAAGTCCGTTTGGTACGTCTGTTGTCAGGAACCATGCGTTTGTTGCTGTCAAGAAGTGGTTTACTGTGTAACCTTCAGGAACTACACCGTTGTTCTTAATAGCGTTAATGTCGTTATTGGTTGTACCAACGCGCAACTCTGTCTCTAAGAGGCGAGTAGCAACGAACTGTAATGCTGGTGGAACGATGAGTTTCTTGGGTTTAGCAGCGATCAAAAGTCCACGCTCATCTGTCCAAGCAGCGATCTGAATAACGGCGTTCTCTAAAGAAGTCTCATTCAAGTCTGCAGGTGTAGATGGGCTGTTGGCGTTTGTACCGCCGTTAACGAGTGGGTGAGCTGAGCTGAACAATGCAACACCGTCGCCGCCTGTGTAGGCGTTATTGAAACCATTGTTTAGAACAGCGGCTGCTTTAACTTGCTTGGTGTATGCCATAGCACGAGCCAAACCTTTGGTGTAACGAGCAGACAAGCTGTCGTACAAGTTATCTTCAATCGCTTCTTCAGTGATTGAGAAACCCAAAGCAATGGTTTCGTGGTTATAGCGAGTTGTCCAGGCTTCTTGCGCATTGTCATAAGCAATGGCAGCGCCCTCGTTCTTAACAGGAGCTGCGGAGAAACCAGAAAGCTTGGTCTCTTCTTCGAATGAACGCTCAGAAGTCTCTGTTTCATAGATTTCTTTGTGCTCTTCGCCGTAGCGTGCGTACTCCAATCCAAACAATGCGTTCAGTCCGGGGAGCAATTCTTTCAATAGTTGTGCGCGTGAAATAGCCATTTGTTAGCTCCTTTATTAAGCTGCTGTTGCGTTTAAGTAACCGTGGTAACCGAAGTTCCACTGTACTTGCACTTCAGGATAACCAACAAAGGACAAAGCTGTTCCTGCTGGGACGGTGATTGAAGCAGACAACGTTAAAGTTGTTGTGCTTACGTTTGTTACTGTAAGGAAGTTTGATGCCAAAGCTCCAGTAACACCAGGGATGATTAACTGCATACCAGGGCTAATAGCCGTGTTAGAAGTAGTCATTGTGAGTGTTGCGCTGGAAGAAGTAGCATTACCACTTGTAGCTGTAACAGTAACTGCTGTATCTGGAACTACGTTAACAACACGGAAAGGTGCTGTAGAAGTAACACGTGTGTTACCTTGTGTACCAGAAGTAACAACACCACCTGTCAAGCCCATTGCTGAGTCGCCAGTTGAAGTGCTGCCAGAAGCAGAACCACCGTTAGAACCGTTTGTTACCAAGTACATGTTAGACCCAATGAAAGATGGGTTTACATAACCAATAGTAGCGCCAGGTGTGTTAGATACAGAAGATGTACCTTGTGTGAGCACAGCGGCTTGGAACACAGCATAAGGATCATCCACAACATAACCTTGCAGACTGTTAGGTCCGTAAAGTGTGTTAGTGATTGTGTTAGCTGCGTAGAACTGTGCGCGAACTGTTTGGCTCATTGAGTTCACATATTGTGAACCAACAAATACACCAATAGTACCAGCTACAGGAGATGCTGCTGCACCAAGAGTAGTAACGACTAATGAACCACCACTTGCTGTAACGACGTCGCCGTTAAACATGTTGTAGCCATAGCCAGAAGCGATAGGGATGAGTCTGGTAGAACCAGAAAACACTCTACCACCAGCTAAGCTTACAGGCTTTAGACCGTAAGCTGCGGGAACGATAGGATATGCCATTTATAAATCTCCAAAAATTTAGGAACCTTTACCAAATGTAACATTCGATTTGCGCTCTGCGAACAAAGGCATACGAGGGTCACTTTGGCGCATAAAACTGTTATCCACGGACTCCATTTGTGCTTGGTTCTGCTTAGCGTAATACGCATCGCGTTGTTGTTCAAACTCAGTAGGAATACGGCATAACAGCAATCCACCTACCTCAATGTTGCCCTTAAAGCGACCTTCAGTAGATGCGTGCATCATTAACTCAGGATAATCCTCTGCCTTGCAGGGCTCATATCCTTCACGCAGTTTAGACGAAATGTTTCTCGCGTCAGCCTCATTCAAAGTACTCGTGCGAACATATCTGTGATTCCATCCTGGCCTAGGATTTGGCGTTGGCAGAAGGTCTGGTGGTCTCCAAGACTCTGCACGTTTAAACGTTGTTTCACGACTATCTAGTTCACGATCTAAGCGGGTTTGTTTTGATTCTGACATGATTAAGCACCTTTTCTAAGTAAAGCAACCTGTTTTGCGTATTGTTCTATGGGCACCCCAAGTCTGCGAGCTATCTCGGCTTCGGATGCTTTTAATTTAATACGACCGGGCGGCGTGCTGCGGGAAGCGGGAGCTACTACAGACGCGGGTTTTGTAGCACGACGAGGTGGTGGAGTTTCCTCTTCATCTTCATCGGTAATTTGGCTCTGTTCACTTTCAAAGTGCTCAGGAAATCTTTTTCTCATTGTCTTATCAATGAGCTGAAAGTACTTTTCTGTACCTACGAAGTCTGTACCATACTCCCTTTGGAGCTTCTTGTCAAGCCCCACAGCAGAAGCTGTCATTTCTTCGTCAACCCCATACCAATCATTATTAGCATCTACCCATTGCTGAGTGCGTGGGTGTAGCCTTGGTTGCTCAGGTTGTTGTACAGGTGCGGGTCTAAATTCGCGTTCCTCGACCTCCACAGGTTTCATATCAGAGACTCGGCTGGCTCGAACTGTTGCCTCAGCGATAGCGGCCTGAGCTTCGGCTTGCGCCTGCGCATCTCCTGCCTCATATGCTTTGGTAAACTTTTCTTTAGCTGCAGCTAATTGAGCTTCTGCGGCGAACTTTGATGTTTCAATGTAAGCTTTAGAGCCTGTAGCAAGTTGTTGTTGAAGGCGCTTATTCTCCTCTAGGATTTGCTTAGCGTAGGCTTCCGCAGCTTGGCGCTCACGGAGTGCTTCTTCCTTAGCTCTGCGTTCATCGTGGTAACCACGAGTAAACTTCTTAATCCTAGCTTGAACTTTCTCGTCGTAACTAGCTAACTCATCCTCAGTTGGGTCTTCAGGAGGCTTAGCCATTGGCTTGCGGCCTCTGTCCTCTGGGGGAGTATCGTCTTCAATTTCGATTTCAAATTTTTCTTCGGCGGGAGCAGCCTTAGTTTTCTTTGATTCGATCTCGTCGGGGAACTCAAACTCTTCAAATTGTGTTGCCATGTTTTTTCCTTAAGCAGCGCGGGTAATACCACGTGGATCTTGTACAACCGCTTCAACGGAATCGTCGTTGATAATGCGGAACTCACGACCATGAATCTTCAGACGGGTACCTGAATTTGGTCGGCAAATAACGAAATCACCTTCTTTGCATGATGGTCCAGACGGGAATCTCTTCTCATCTTTATACGCATCAGGGCCTATTTTTACTACGAATAATACTGGGGTCAGTACTTCTTCAAAGTGCATAGCTTGGCTAGACTTGATAATACCTACTTCACTGTCTTGGTATTCCTCCATTGCTTCGGGAACAACGCACAATAAGTGAAACGTTTTTGGGTCGGGCAGCTGAGTAGCTTTGTCTTCGGCTTTCTTGTTAAGAATTCCTGAGAGGTCTACAGCGGATACGTCAAAAGTCATCATCTTTCTCCATTTTTTGCACAAGGTCGTCTACGATTTGATCTGCGAGTTCTAGACCTCGGATAATCCCACAGATATGCCGATATTCGGCGAAATCAGCGCATCTTCCCCCGATAACAAAGTCCATCTGTTTCTGACGTTCTAATGCTACGTGGTAAGAGAATGTTTGGCTTTCTTTCATTCTTCTGTCTCAGTTGGTGCAGGCTGTTGAGCCGGTTGTGCCTGAGCCTTGCGGTTCTCAGACTGTTTATCAATGCTGTGCTTTTGCACGCTCATCGAATGCTTGTGTTTCTGCATGTCCACGCCTAGCTTCATACCCTCTAGCTGATTGCCAGAAATTAACTTGGCGCGGTTTACTTCGTGCTCTTTAGTGAGCCTATCTTTATTAGCTGCTGCGGTAGCCGCTACCTGCATAGCTGCGATCTCTTTCTGAGCTTCGATACGTGCTTGCTCGATCTGCAAGCGGGCTTGCTTCTCGGCTGTATCAGACTGCTGCTTCTGAGCTTTAAGCTGAAGTTCTTGCTGTTTGATCTGCAACTCTTGCTGCTGCATCTGGACGATGGGGTCCTGAGCTTGTTGCTGAGCTTGCTGTTGCTGTGCCGCTTGCTGATTCTGTTGTAGCAACTGCTGAGATGCCTGGGCTGCATACTGAGCAATCTGGTCTGCAATCTCTGGATCAACCTTGGGATAGTCGCCCTCTTTAGATTTAGCGGGTAACGTTGCACCAATCTTTTGCTCAATCTGTCTGCGGTACTCAAACCCTAAGTGCTGGTTGACGTGGGCCATGATAGCCGCTTGTATCTGAGGCGCCTGAGGATTATTTTGTAACAACTGCTGCATGTGCGGGTCTTGAAGCATAGACATGTGCACAGTAATATGGGCTTGGTGATTCTGTTCCATGAACGCCTTGACTGGCTTCATGTTCAATAAGTCCTGGTTTTCCTGAATAGGATCAGTCGGTATCTCGTCATCCTCGGTTGGCACTAGCTTATTGGCGTTTTTAACACCAAGCACCTCAATCATCTGGCGATGGAGCAAGGGTAAGTTATACAGGTTGGGAGCAGACTGGGCTAACTGAAGAACAGCTTGATATTGCGTGATCTTTTGCGCCATTGTCGCAGCGTTAGGATCGCTAACAGGAATGATGTCAACCAGGTGGTAATCAGCTTTCTTAGCTGATTTTTGTCCGTATTCAGGTACATAGTCATAACTCTCCGGTGCGTTGTCGGCAATGATGTTCTTAAGTAACTTGAACTCCTGCTTCATCGCAAAGTGCAAGCGTGACTGAACTGCCGTCATCACTTTAAGAGTACGCTCTAGGATAGCCAATGTAGTTCCAACTGGAGCCTGGCTGGACATATCTGATACTTTAATATCGCCACTTGATGCAAACGCACGCCCTTCTTGAACAATATTTTGGAACAAAGTAAACAGAACTTGGCTTGGCTCTTTGTAAGGAAGTGGTAAGATATTGTCACGGATGCTTCCTGAGGGCACATCTACGTCTCTAAATTCTCCTGGGGAGATCGGTGTATCGTCACCCTTAACACGCAGGCCCCTAGCTTTCAAGCCACCAGGCAAATTACTGAGCGTACCAGCGTCTACCAACTGACGCATAATCATCGTCGCTGATTTGGCGTACCCACCAATTAAGTGAATCAGACCGTAGCCATAGAACCCAAACCCTGGGATGTACTGGTAGTGAATGAAGTGTTGGCGCTTGATGTGGAGCTTGTCGTCCTCGTGCCAATTTCTACGGATTGAGAGAATCTTGCGTGACCCTTTCTCAATAGTCACCACGTAAGGCAATGCTATACCGGAGTTATCTCCGTTCTTTTTCTTATGCTCAAACCCATGCAGGTCTAAGTCAACGTGCATCTCAAGTATGCGGTATCTGTCATCAGATGTAGCAATAACGCCTTGCTCTTCTGCTTTCTGTTTCTCAATATCATCTAAGTCGTTGTTGGGCTCACCCAACTCAACATCACTATAAAAGCCTGACTCCATGAGTTTCTTAACATCATTCTCAGTCTTTCTAGTCACGTGCGTGATACGCTCGGCATCTTCTAGGCTAGACGCGCCATACGGTACAACAATGTCTTCCGCTGGACAGAACATCGCAACCTGGCGACCTTTAATATCATCCTCATAAACTTTCTTAAACGCAGAACCTGCAAGGGGTAAAGACCAAAGTAACTTCTCATGCTCTAGTCTGTACTCGACCATCACTTCGGTCAACTCGTAGTTCATATCATCTTGAACTCTGAGCGCCGCTTCTTCTGTCTCTAAAGTCTCTTCACCAATCAATTTAGTTTTGACTGGACCCATAGCTGGGAAAGTCTCCATCATGGCTTCTGACTGGAACCTAACTACTGACTCTGTAAGCATTGGGTGGAACACACCGCAAGCGCCCTGCCAAGGCTCAGTACGCTCTTCGTACTTCAAACCCAATAACTTTAGACCTTCTACGTATGTCTGTATCCACTCACGACGGTCCTGCATGTCCTTATCAAAATCTTCAATCAAGTCACCTGCAAGTGCGCTTAGTACACCCTCATCAATCTCGTCAGCTAAGTTAGCTCCAAAGTCTTTGCCTTTGGTTTCTTTGCGCGTCATCTCAAGTTCAAAGTTACCAGCGTGAATTTTCACACCTTCTGGGTCTTCGATCTCAATTTCTAAATCGGGCTCACCTTGCACTGCTTGCGCAATACCTTGTGGTGCTTGATACGCGGCTTTGCCAATACTACTCATTACCATAATACATCCTTAAACTGTGTAATACCGCTCGTTCATACGGCGGCCTTTGAACCATTTAATATCCTCGGGCTCGTCTATTGGAAGACGAAGGAACCCGCCCTGTCTAAATCTCATTAAGGCAAGCGTAGTAGCATCCACCAAGTCATCGTGGTCGCCTGATGGGAACGCCGCAATCTCATCAACTAACTCTTCAGCCCATCTTGTTCTTGGGACCCAGACTTTTCCGGATGCAATAATATCTGATACAGCATTAAGCCTTGCGATTTTGTCTTGTCCCTTCGAAGGAGTGTAATCTTGCACGGGTATTCCCATTGCCCGCAGATCGTAGATAAGCGGCGCACCGCTTGCTTTTTTCTCAATGAGAACTCCGTCTGGGTCAAAGTTTTTGTATTCATTCAACACATCCCTTTTCAACTCTGGGTACTCAACACGCTTTTTATACGTATTCAACAAGATGATATTGGGCTGATTGTAGTCGCCTCTATGATTAAAGATACCCCAAGTTGTACCTGCTGAGTAGTCAGCGCGGTTGTTTTTCTCAAAAGCAGTGTCCCATGTCTGCAAAATGTAGTCACAATCAGGCGGATCAGACTCTTCCCACCATTTCCACCAGTCTCTTTTGACGATTGCGGACTCATTTCCTATTGGATTTTGCTGATATTGAGCCTGGAATTTAGCGTTTGGAATGGTCTTTTTTAGTGCTTCTAACTGCTCTATAGGCCAAAATTCAGGCCAAAGTGGCTTTCCAGAGGGTAAAATCGCCGGAAATTCAATCACTTCCCAGTCATCTGCACCCATTGCAGCGGCTTTAAGGACCTGCCCAGTTAAATCTCTTGCTGACCACCTGGTCATCACTATAATAATCGCACCGCCCGGTTGCAAACGTTGACGAGGTCCAGATGTATAGTATTCGTAAACTTTATCGAAAATTTCGGGGTTCGAAGCAGCCATCGTCGCTTCTTGTTCGCTGTGTGGGTCATCTATTATTAAGAGGTCAGCACCTTTACCGGTTACTGCACCGCCCACACCAATAGCAAAGTAGTCACCACCCTCGCTTGTGTTCCACCGTCCCGCAGCTTTAGAGTCTGCGCGTAGGTTCAGCGCTGGGAAAATGTCTTTATATACCTCTGAGTCTACTAAATTCCGTACTTTTCGACCAAAGCCGGTGGACAATTCACTCGTATGAGCCACCTGAATAACCTTTTTATGAGGGAAGCGGCCCAAAAACCAAGCAGGAAGAAGATAACTAGCGAACTCAGACTTAGTATGTCGAGGTGGCATGTTGATAATAAGGCGTTTACATGTTCCATTTGCTACCCTCTCGAACGCATCAGCCATTCTTTTGTGGTGAGCACCGCTGATGAAGGTGGGCCAACACTTATTTACGAACTTAATAAACTTTTGTTGCGCAAGCTCTTTGCTTTTGAGCTCTTCTAGTTTAATTAGAGACGCCTCCAGTACCCGAAGATCAGATTCGGACATCTTGCCAGACGTTATGGCGGCTTCAATCTCCTTGAGGTTGAGCATCTTGTGTCGCTGTTTCTGTGTTTGGAGTACCTAACTGGGCATCAAGGTCGTCAATTGGCGTAATATCAGTCACGTCCGCATTTAACAATCGCTTGACTCGGTCTCTAATTGACTTCTCTAATGCTTCGGATGTTGTGTGTTTGACTGTAATTTCACTGCGTTCAGTGAATAGTCCTATGTCTGAGTGCTTGCCTAGTAGTTCTAGGGCTTTAATTTCTATCCTGGTGTCACCGCAATCGGCTAAGGATACTAGCTTATTTGTTATGAAATTGCGTGCTTGGTGTACATCAGCAAACGCTTGGAAATCAAATTCTTTTATTAGTACTTGCGCAGCCTTAGCTTGTGCAGATACGCTAACAGTTCTAGGTGTACTGGGTTTTTTCTCGCCAGTAATTAAATCTTTAGCTGCATGTAAGTCCGCATCTGAATAATCAATACTTGCGCCGAGTTCTTCGAGTAGGTCTACTGTATTAACAGCAACGGCTACGCCATCCGAGTGAGTTTTAGGTTCTTCATCGGATAGATCAAATGGTAACGGATGATCAGCAGTAGGTTCTACGGATAGCATATGCACCAATAAGTAATCGGGTTGGTGCGTAATATAACACAAAAATATGAGGACTAGCGTTTCTGTCGGGCCGACTTGTCCGTATTGTTTCAACGGTGAGCCGATAGCAGTGTCTATCTAATCCTCATACTTATAGGTGCGAAGCGGCTCACATAAAGCAGTGTATGTCAACAACATGAAAGGAGACCCCAGTGCGGCGCTAACCCGCAAGACCGCTTCACAAATTTAGTATACCAGACTGAGTAAATTTACTCAACGACCTAGGGGCTACGGGGGGTGCCTAGGACTGCCCAGGACGGGCTCTGCATTGTTACGTAATCTGCCACGACTTATTAGGGTCCTTTTTCACGAAAGCCGGCAAATGGGAATTTACGGGGAGAACAAAAGTCCAAAAATCCAAAAAGTCTAAAAAGTACTTTTTCGATACGGGCTCTACATTGTTACGTAATTAGGGGGGGTGTTAGATATTGCAAACTTCGTGGACGACGTTGTTACGTAATTAAAAGAAAAATTGCCCAGGAGTGCCTAGGACTGCCCAGGACGGGGGCGACGTTGTTACAAAAATATATACCCCCCGGGGGGTATAAGTAATACTTTAGTATGGGGGGGTCTGTCAAAATTGCTCATCGTTTGAGCGCATTAGAGTGAATAGAGTTCCTTACCTCCTTCCCATCGTATTTAGGGGTATGGGGGTATTCGGTATCCGGCTCCCGAAAAAAACCCGATTTTTAATTCCGTAGAATTTGGTTTTTCGTAACACAATTTGGTATAATATAGACATAACAACGAAAAACAACGACAAGGTGATCGTACCAAGTCATACCGATAATAGTTAAGTAATGCTTAACACCGATACCCGATTCTACATGCGGAGGGTTGAGGTAGTTACAAGGGCGGAACTTTGCTTAGGTATAAAGTACTCTTTAACAATTCAAGTGACAGACTACATCATAGGCTTAGCGAACCTATAACTAAGAGCGTATAGCTTAGTGACAGCATCCATTAGCTAGTCTAATGGCTAACCTGGCGTATTAGAGCGTCACTCGGGAGAGTAAAGGGACTGCGACGTAAATAAACGGTAAGAGTCCGTTGAGCGTAGGCCTATCGGAGAGACGATAGCAAGTGAACACTAACTTAATCGAATGAGTGTTGAGGTATCGACGTGCACCAAGAACATAAAGCACGATAACCCTTAGGGGTTACCCTAGTATCTATTGGATAGGCTAGTAGGTACTTAGTAACTCTTAATTCAAAGGATTAAACCATGTCAAATCAAATCACAATGACTCCAGTAGTAATCAACGCAGTCGGTACTACTAAAGTAGAACGTCAATTTTCAGTCGTGCAAGTAGCGAGCACTAATGCTCTGACTGCGTGCATAGACATGAAGGGTAAAGTAGGCGTTGCTATCCGTCAGGCTAGCGCATCCGTCGGTATGTCTAAGGTACTCAACGACTGCGTAAATGGTAACTATCGCAGTCTCGCTGAGACAATCGCACTCAAGTTAGGCGAGCCAGTAGTTATCTCAGGTCGTGCGACATTCGAAGCATTACCCGATATGTTCGAAGCTAAGATTATGGTAATCAAGCAGTCTAAGTCAGGCGGAATGAGCACAAGTAAGAAAACAGGGATTACTTCAGTAGGCGCAAAGTTAAAGTTACATTTAGAGATCAAATCTTTAGTGACTGACATTGTTACAGAAGTTAGCGCAATCCATGCTGAGCGCAAGGCAACTGCGATCGCTGAGTAATGTAATGTTATGTTTGGATGTAACAATGTTATGAGCATTGTTACGTTACGTTTCACGTAAGTCCTTGATTTTAAAGGAATGTTAAATGTTACAATGTTACACGACATATATGAGGGATTTCCGAGTACTTGAGCAAGCCAGAAGGTGCAAAGCCCAACTGTTCAAAGTTATTTTGGGAGCCATATATATAAATATTTAAATAACATTATAACAATGTCCCCTAAAAGAACAAAAAGACTAAGCAAATCAATGACTTAGTGCGTTACGTTTTCCGTTACGTTTACCCCTAATGTTACGTTATTTTCGTAACACCATTAACCTAAGGAGCGAGCTATGCAATCACGTTATGTAACAAATGAATTGATCGACGCAATCGTTAGTTGTGCGATGGACTTCGAATTGAATGAGTTAATTGATCAACTCGATGCCGAGCAAGGCATAGATAGTGACTTCAATATCATGCCACTATACGACGAGCAAGGGTTCTTTTATAGCTACGATGTATAACATTGTGGTACAAGGAGCAAGCAATGAGGATATGTAGACAATGCGGTGAGGACATCAACCCTAAGCGCACTGCGCTAGGTTATTCACTATGCCTACTATGCGGTGAGGAGTATTCACGTAGCGAGCGTGAGTCATGGTGCATAGTGCAGGAGTACACCAAAGGCAACTATCAATTAGTTACACCGGCTAGCGTAGCCACAACACTCAAACAAACTAACCCGAAGGAGAGCAGACTATGAAAGCATTACAAGTTACATTCTTATCAGTCCTTATGTGTACTAGCGTATTCATAGGGTTTCACAGGAGCAACGAGACAACATGGATAGACCAACTCCTACTTATATATGGTGGGATGATGCTTGGGTTCTTAATATCAGTAATTGACGAGGAGAGAAAGAATGCAGAGTGATCAACTAAGAGAGGACGTAGCTAAGCTGATGGCAGTAATACTAAAGGATAGGTTCTTGCGAGAGAAGCTAATACTAACCGAGGAGTTCAACGTAGTAGCGAGACACATTGCACCGGAGATGGATTCGGTTGTAGCTATCTTAGCTATGCGTAGCAGACAAAGATCATTATTCGAGGACTTGATATGAACGACATGATTGAATTACTTGAGGCAATAGCAGAGGACAACGACCTATTGTTATCCGATAACCTGATTAGATTCGCAGGGGAAGTATGGAAACTTGCGTACAAGCAAGCAAGGGACGATGAGGCAGTAGCCCAATATGATAAGGAGGCAACATGAACGAGCAGACCAAACAAAAGATAACGAGCGCAGTACTTACGTTAGTAGGTGCAGTGATGTGGATAGTGCTGGCAATTCAATTCGTGAGGTTCCTATGCAGATAACAGTAATGGTAAAGAATAACTATGGAACAGTTGTGTTCTATCCCGTATGCAGGTTAGCCGAGCAGTTCGCAGGGATGGTTGGGCAGAAGACGTTAACCCGTGCAGACCTTGAGAAGATCAAGGCAATGGAGGTGAGCGTAGTTATTAAACACGAGGAGGTGAAGATATGAGCTTGATGCAGGACGAGAACAGGAAGCTAAGTCTATGGCTAGCTAACCGAGTGGACAGTAGACGAATCGTAACAACTAATAGGAGGAGGTATGGCGAAGTACATGGTAACAGGATGGTGTGCCAAGCGGAGCAACTGGAACGAGGACTACGTAACTGCGAGGAACAAACAAAGTGCGGTCGAGTTATTCAAGATGATGTATCCAAGTCTTAAGCGAGTGATGGCACATAGATTACATAAGGAGGTAGCATGAACGAGGAACAAACCGACGTAGTAGTTAGAGAGATAGTTAACTGCATCATTGCATTAGCCAAGACAGACAAGCTAGTGAGTACGCTAGTAAAGATACCCGAGTACAACAGGTTATTGGTTATCCTTAACAAAGAGATCAATGCCGAGTTAGATAGGAGGGCAGGTAATGGCAAAGAAACCAAAGTACATGCTACTGCGAGGTAAGGATGGCACGTTCATCATAGTCGAGCGCAAGTGGTATGACTACTCAACTATACCTAGACAAAGAGGCGCAGAAAAGATGTGGTGGGTGGTTAGGCAAAGCAATGACTTAGATATGTTAAAAGCAATGGGTAGACTAACCGATAGGCTAGTATACGATAGTGTAAACATTGAGGAGGACTGATATGGGATACAGGACAGTAAATCATGTGCCGAGTATATATACGTACGGACAAGCAAGGCAGATATTTGATAAGGTTGAGCCGATAAGAGGGCGAGACATCAAGCCACTAGGTCAACGCAGAGATGCTGACACCTACCACATACGGATGAACGGGGAGGATGTTGAGTGCGTACTATATAAGACACCGGTAGTTACGTTTCATCCCGATGAGACCATAACTATATACACAGGTAATTGGAACACTGCATCAACGCATCAATTCATATGGGCTATTACTGGGTGCGCTACTAGGGGTAGCCGAGGTAAGACGGTGATCCATATCGTCGATAAAGACTACGTGATAGAAGAACGTATGAAGATGCGGTATATCAACGAGGGTGCAACCAAGTGGGAGGTGCTAACTAAGGAGGAGCAATACGACTGGCGACTAGACAGGCAGAAGGCTAACGCAGTTAGGGCTAAGTACAAGGAGTTCATTAAGTATATAACGGGTGCTATGAAACTCAGGACTATACAGAAAGACGACTATGAGGCGGTAGAGTTTAATTCAACCGAGCTAGTTGAAGAGTTTGGGTTTACTGATATAGATGGTAAGGGTGGTTTAATAAACAACGAGCACTATCGACACATAGACACCAAGAACTTAACTGAACACATGGGTAAGTTTATAGAACTGATCGGTGCGCAGGGAGAAGATACTACCGCAGCTTACTATCGGGCTATGCTTATGTTAGCAGGTAGATGCTATCACAGGAATTACTTCACAACCGGAGCAACCGGTAAACCGCTTGTGTTGAGTGCGCGGGCCATGTTAGACAAGGCATACGAATGTATGTACAAGTGGCATAGCAAAGATGTGTTCGTTCGTATTAAGTTAGCCGAGGGCAAAGTGCCGACGAGGAGGTACGACACATGGCTATGAGGGGTAGTGGGGGGAACTGGCATTTTTATTTTTTAACGAAGGGGAAATCAAATGTTTGAATTAAGTTTTTCGGATGCGTTCTTATTAGGTTGGGGTTTAGTTGCAACGATGTATGCCTTTAAGTTCAAGGATGAAAAGGAAAAAGCAGAGTTTGCAATGAACCGCATACTTGATGATGACAACCTACGTGAGAAGGTGGTAGCTGATTTCAAGGAGTGGAAGAAAAAGCAAATTGAACTTAGGTTCGGTGAGTAAGCCTTGACAATGTCAAGAGTGTGGTATAATTAGATCAAACAACAGGAGCGACAACATGGCAGATATTAACTTTGGTAAATCAATTACATTGAAACAAGCAAGCAATCTTATCCGTACTAACCCAACCACAAGGTTTATGCTACGGGGTGAGCCAGGCATAGGCAAGTCTAGTCTATTGGAAAGTATTGCCGAGTCTCTCGGTTACGACCATGCGTATATCGACGTACCGAATATGGACTTAGGCGATATTGCAATGCCGGTGATTGACCACGAGACCAAGACGACTAGGTATTATCCGAATGCTAGGTTCAAGGTCAACGAGGGCAAGCCCGTAGTCATCATGCTTGACGAGTACACCAAGGGTGCTGACCCAGTTAAGAATATGTTACATCCTATGCTAGAGAAAGCTAATCCAAGACTAGGTGACATACCGCTACACAAAGATTGTGTTGTGTTCTTAACAGGTAACTTAACTACTGACGGTGTGGGTGACAATCTCAAAGCGCATAGTCGTAATCGTATGGTCGAGGTTACTATTGCTAAGCCCGATGCTGATCAGTGGATTGAGTGGGCGATGAACAAGGGTATCGAGCCTGAGGTTATTGCATGGGTTAACCGATTCCCCCAAGTACTTGCAAGTTATACCGACGGTGGGCAAGCAGAGAATCCGTACATCTTTAATCCACGTAAGACTCAGAATGCGTTCGTATCTCCAAGGTCTTTAGAGACAGCGAGCAACATTGTTAAGTCTCGCAAGGACAATGACCCCGATGCAGTTATATCCGCATTGACAGGTGCAATCGGTGAGGCAGGTGCTAGGGATATGCAAGCATACATAGAGTTCGCTGATCAGTTACCGACATGGGAGCAAGTGTTAGCACATCCGACTACGACCAACATACCAACGAGTGCCGGTGCTTGTGCTATTACTGTGTTCGGTGCAATCGCTAGGATTGACAAGCAATCAATCACTCCGTTCATGCAGTATCTTGAGCGGTTCGATGCCGAGTGGCAAGCAGTGTTCGCAATCAACATTGCCAAGACTCCACTTAAGCAAGGCATAGCGTTTAGTAACAAGTCATTCGCTGACTGGGTTGCTAAGAATCAAGACTTACTCTGATAGGTGCAAGCATGGCGATAAACAGATCGGAGCAAGCTATGATGTTAGAGCTTATGAATTCTATGTTACCTACTGGGTACATAGTTGGATGCCGGTGGGTTCCTGAGCTTGATGGTTATCGCTATGCTATTGCTAAACGTGACCCCGAGCATATGCAAGGTGCGACAGAGTTGCTAGGTGAGTACGATAGCGAGGAGGCGTGCCTTTGTATGTGCAAGTTACTGATAAGTAATGGAGAGTAGGTATGGGGATGTTTAGATTCGAGGAAGATTGGTTTGAACAGACCCCGTACTTGCGTAAGCTAAACGATATGGGGTATACAGTTCTTAGAGCAGGTGGTAGGTATATCCTATACAACGTAGAGACTGACTCGGTTGGTGAAATACCACGTGCTGAGATACTAGGTGAGTACCAAACACAAGAGGAGCTAGAAAATATGTGCAAGTTGTTATTACCTGAGGGCAATCAAGATGAATGAAGAACGTAAGTTGCAGAAATGTAAGATCGCACTAATGCGTAACTCTAAGTTCGCATTGTTGCAGGGTGTGATGATGATCGGTAAGACTAGGATTGCTGACATACCTAGTGCATGTACCAATGGTCGTGACGAAATCTATGGGCGTGAGTTTGTCAAGAAGCTAAGCGAGCGTGAGTTGCAGTTCGTTATAGCACACGAGTGTAGCCATAAGATGTATCGGCATCTGACTACTTGGCGTAAGCTACATGATGAAGATCACAGGCTGGCTAATATGGCTTGTGACTACGTTATTAACCTTATGCTCAAGGATGTTGACCCTACCGAGCAGATCATTGCTATGCCTAGGTTCCAAGAGAATACGGGTAGTGCTAAGAAGGGTGACTACATGGGCTTACTCGATGAACAGTATCGGGGTATGAATGCCAAGCAAGTGTTCGACATACTAAAAGATAAGAAAGAGAAGGGTGAGAAACCTTTCGATGGCGATGGCGATGGCGATGGGTTCGACGAGCACGACTGGGACGGTGCTAATGGTATGACCGACGAGGAGAAGAAAGTACTAGCACGTGAGGTTGACCAAGCTATACGTCAAGGTCTTATCGCACAACAGAAAGTCAAAGGCGATGGTTCGCTCGGACTTAGCCGAGAGCTAGAAGAATTGCTAGAGCCCAAGGTTGACTGGCGTGAGGTGTTACGTGAGTTCGTCAAGGCTACTTGTAGTTCTAAGGATACGTCATCATGGCGTAGAGTTAATCGTAGGTTCTTATCTACTGGTACGTATATGCCAAGCATGATCGGTGAGAAGGTTGGTCATCTTGTCATAGGTATAGATACATCAGGTTCGATAGGTGGTAGCGAGTTAGCCGAGTTCTTATCCGAGGTCAAGTGTATAGCCGAGGAGGTTACACCTAATCAAGTCGATCTTATCTATTGGGATAGCGAGGTGTGTGCTCACGAGATCTATACCGAGAGTACTGTGGGTACGTTAGTAGAGTCAACTCAACCGGCAGGTGGTGGAGGTACTAGCCCTAGTTGTGTATCTGACTATCTTAATACTAATAAGATCGTACCCGAAGCAGTCATCATGTTGACCGATGGTTATGTGGGTGACGACTGGGGTAACGAGTGGACTGCGCCGGTCATGTGGACAATCGTCGGTGGCAATGATGTGATTGCATCTAATGGTAAGACTATCCATGTCAACGACTAAACCGAATACTCTCCTGACTATATCGGCGATAACAAACGAGGCACTGCGTGTCTTGGATGAGGAAATGTTTGGTGCGCATAAACCGTCGTATGAGATCAGATCAAAATACGGCAAGTACAAAGTAGTCAAGTACTACGGTAGGGACTATAAGAATGCAGAGGTATTAGTTAGAGGTGTTAGTAAAGAAGTAGCGGAAGGTTATGTAAAACTTTTAAAAGAGGAGTGAGTTATGAGTATTAGTTCATCAGCGGTGTTAGTGGAATTGAACATTAGCGTATGGCCTGCAAGTAAGATCGACCGAGAGATTACCGAGCAAGTCAATAGTAATGCAATGGCAGTACGAGATGCTAGCCAAACCAAGAAGAATCTCTTCGCCGGTACTGGGATTCGTAAGGACATAGAGAAGTTCGCATCCCGTGTCCGTCTTTATCACAATCAACACACATTGCCTTGGGCAGATAAGGGTGAGCGTATGTTGCCAACCAAATTGTTCATGGAGTACAAGCAGACAATGAATGCGTATGAGCAACAGTTCGATATGATGTGCAACAATTTCTTTGCCGAGTATCCACGGTTGGTAGCGGAAGCACCTGCTAACCTAGGTGCAATGTATAAGGCGAGTGACTACCCCGAGCTATCCGAGGTCAAGCAGAAGTTCGGGTTCAAGCGTAGTGTCAATCCATTACCCGAGTCCGGAGACTTTCGCTTAGACATACCTCAGCAGGACTTAGCGGAAATGCGCAGCGAGTTCGAGGACAAGTTTACCGAGCGGTTAGCCGATGCGATGCGTGCACCTTGGGAGCGATTGCACAAGATGCTGATTGATATGTCAGAGAAACTAAAGGATACAGGCGACGAGAAGAAGCGTTACCATGACTCTCTTATTAGTAACCCACTAGAGTTGTGTGAGTTGTTGACTAAGCTCAACGTAACGAATGACCCCAAGTTAGAGGAAGCTCGCAAGAGTTTAGAGCGTACTATGTTAGGTGTAAGTATAGAAGCTATCAAGGAAGATAGCCATGAGCGTGAGGTACTCAAGTCTAAGGTAGATGAGATTCTCGGTAAGTTTAATTGGTAAGGAGCAACTATGGTAACTAAAGAGCAACTACTTAAGGAGGGCTATATCGTTCTCCCTAAGGGCGGATGGATAAGACTAGACCCTACAATCATGCCCCACGACTGGCATGATATATGTAAGGACTTTGGATGTGACCCCGACTGCGAGGAGATCATCATTGCAGTATCAGGTGTAAAAGAAATTAGAGGAGATGATAATGGAACTGTTTGACTTACCGAATGTTAGACGTAAAGAAGACTATAAAGATAAGCAGTACAAAGTACCTACTAAGCTATATCAAGTGATAATCAAATGCGCTATGAATAATCCTTTGTGGCAGTTTACTGCTACTAAATATAGCGAATACAACGATGGGTTCTATGAGTTTGAAGTACGTGCAAGTAACGGTGAGATACTGGGTACGATAGAACGTACATGGGCAAGGAACGATACCGCTATATGTATTGAGAATGATAGGATTAAAGAGAAGCGTACTAGAGGTACTGGGTATACGACGATAGATGTAGACAAAGCGTTACTCCAGATCAAAAAAACCTTTGCACCTATGAACGTATTGGAGCGTGTACTTAAAGCTAAGAAGGTAGCCGAGAGCGTAATGGACAGTCACTTAGAACGTGCACGTTACGATGCTAGAAACTTAGAGCGTGACATAGAAGGTGGGGCGACGAGGTGGGTATTGGGAACTGGCTTTTCTAATTACTTAGAACATATCAACAAAGAAAGCCCAAGCATATATCGACAAGTAATGGAGGCAGTACAAAAGCGCAAGACTCATACGGAAGCGTTCGAAGGTACTAAAGGTATTTGGGACGGCGTATCTAATGGTCAATCAGCATTGATTATTATAGAAGGTAGTAATTATATTGTTCAACACAAAGGTAAGGTATCGATGTTCGATGAGGAGCATCTACCCGAAGATTACAAGGCAAATCTGGGGATGTTAAAACTTGTGGATAACAAAGTAGTTATAGACGGCAGAGGATGCCGAGTAGATGAGAATACATTCATTATTAAAGTGGAGGATAAAGAATGAAACATGAACAAAACACATCAAAAGATTATGCGTTAGTAGTTGCACTTGAGGCACTTGCCTACGCTAAAGTTCATTCAAGAGGTCAAGTTGAAA